ATTCACCTTATAACAAACCCTTAAAATGATAATAAATACAACAATAGAAATAGACAAAAAAGACGTAGTAAGACTACAAGACTATTTATCACAAAATTTAAAAGTATTAGACTTTAAAGTTTTACCCGATACTACAGAGCTTTACAAAAAAGACAAATCATTTCAAAAACTTTGCAAATGTGTAAAAGATGCACAGTTAGTAAAAGATAGATATTGGAACGAAAATAGAACGTAATTTCCAAATAAAAGTATTATATTTACATTAAATTGATGCACAAGCGGCTAGTGCTTTTTAGCCGTATTTTAAAACAATTATATTATGAGTAGAAGATCTTTAAACGAGACAACAGGTAGCACAAACCCAGCAACAAAATTCCTAGAGTGGAAAAGCAATGACAAATGTTTTGCGTACTACGATAGAGAAGCTAAAGAACAAGTGAAAGTACAACTTCCGATCAAGGTTCAATTTCTTGAACATTTCCACAATGTAAAGGGCTGGAACGATGCAAGCTCCAGCGGTATTTATTCTAATGAAGTTAAATTTATATCCAAAGAACCTTTGAAGGTGAAGGCATTTAAAGGCGGTGATATTGCAGAAGGTTTATATTCTGAAATACGTGGCAAAATTAGAGATGCCGGCGGTAAGTATTACCGATCAGTATACGCTGTAAGCGATACAGGTGAGATTATAAATTTACAATTTAAGGGAGCTGTAGTATCTGCATATTCTGATTTTATGAACGAAAACGAAGGTAAATGTGAATCTTCATTTATTGAGATCAATTCTTTTGACAAAAAGAAAAAAGGAGCTACAGAATACACAGTACCTACTTTTGAAATTGGAAAAGCTTTTACAGCAAAGCAAAACGAGTTTGCCAATGATAAGTACAAAGATATTGTATCTTATTTTGAAAACTATAAGGCAAAGGATGTTAGCGAAGTTGAAGTTGAAGTTGATCAAGAATCTGATTTAGATTTTTAATATATGGTACCAGAACATTATAAAACCAGTAACGATTTTGACGTTATAGATGTTGCCAAGTCTTATGGCTTAAATTTTAATAGAGGCAATGTTGTAAAGTATGTATGTAGGGCTGGCAAAAAAGCCGATGAGTTAAAGGATCTTTTAAAAGCCAAAGATTATATACAGCGCGAAATTGATCACATTATATCTATTAAATAAATTTTTGTTTTCTTTTGTTTTCTTTTGTTTGAAACCCTATCATTAATTTGGTAGGGTTTTTTTGTGGCGCATGGCGGATAGACGGTCCCCTATACTTATACTGGAAAACACGTTTTTCAAAAAAGCGTTTTTTTTTGAGCAAAAAAGTAAAAAAATGCGTCAATGCGGCACGAAATCGGCTTAGGCCATATAAACACAGGTGCTAAGAGCGCGGCACATTGAAAAATAAAGCGGCACGAAGCGGCACGAAGCGGCACGAAATACAATAAATAGCTATTTTTGTTGCCTATATTGATATTTTTGTTATCTTTGCAGCTCGCAGAGTAGTGGCTGTTAAAGATTTTTTATAAATTCCCACAATGATAAAGCCCACTACCTTTTGATTTGTGGGTTTTTAATTCCAAAGATATATGAATATAGAAGTTAGCGCGTTTAAGAAGGTTACAGACAGTAATAATCCATACAATAGGGATATATTCAAATGCTTGGAAAGAATCAAGCTAGGGGCTTCTAAGGATAAAATAGAGGCATACAGGAGTACTGGAGACAGCTCAATAAAATCTTCATTGACTGGATATTGTTTTAGTGGTACATTTTCTAACAGATCAAAGGCTGGCTTAAAAAAACATAGTGGTTTGATTATTTTAGATTTTGATAAGTTTGAATCGGTAAAGGAGGCCTTAGAATTTAAGGATTCTATCTCTGATCTTGACTTTGTATTTTCTGCGTTTATTAGCCCTTCTGGCAATGGGTTAAAAGTTTTGGTTAAGATACCGCCGGTTGCTGCCGATCACGAGCTATACTATAATGCAATATTCAAATACTTTGATAACAAACATTTGGATAAAAGCGGTAAAGACGTTTCAAGGTTTTGCTTTGAATCTTATGATCCAGATATTTATATAAACAAGGATTCTGTAGTATGGGAAACTAAAGAGGAAAAAGAGGCCGCAGATATCGGCGGTTATTCAAGTGATATAATTGTGAGGCTAGATTCTGATCACGAGATTATAAAGAGGCTACAGATTTGGTTTGACAAAAAACATGGTGCAAGCAATGGAAATAGAAATACAAATCTTTTTATGTTTGCAAGCGCCTTACACGATTTTGGTATAAGCCAGTCAACTACAGAAAATCATTTATTTCAATACGTAGAATCTGACTTTACACAAAACGAAATTATAAGACTGGTAAAATCTGCATACGACAGGAACCCAGAGAATTTTAATACAAAGGCTTTTGAAGATAACAGGCTTAGAGATGAGATTGAAAAGAAAATAAGATCTGGTAAAAAACTATCTACAATAAAAAAAGAAATTAATATAAAAAATATTGATAGCGTTGTAGAGGATATAAAAGAAGATCTACAGGTGAGCGAGTTTTGGTATTACGATGACAAAAATAAGATAAGACTTTCACCACATAAATATAAATTCTGGCTAGAGCAAAATAATTTCTTAAAGTTTTTCCCTACAGATAGCGGTACCTTTACTTTTATAAAAAAAGAACAAAACCTTATTGAAGAGACAAACGAAAAAAGAATAAAAGATTACGTACTTGAAGAGCTTTTGAATAAAGAAAAGATCGGCTTTAAGCCTTACGATTTTATGGCTGGCAATCCAAACTACTTTAACATAAATTATCTTTCAATGTTGAAGAGTGAAAATGTAGATATAAAAGAAGATACAAAGGATGAGTGTTTTTTGTACTACAAAAATTGCGCTGTAAAGATCACAAAGGATGACGTACAAGAAATTGATTATTTAAGTCTGGATGGGTTTGTATGGAAAAATCAAATTATTGATAGAGACTTTGTAAGATCCGATCACCACGATTCAGAATTTAGAACTTTTCTTTGGCTTATTTCTGGAAGGGATCAAAACAAATACAACTCTTTCAAGTCTGTTGTTGGGTATCTTTTACACAGTTACAAAACATCTTCAAAGAACAAAGCAATTATTTTAAATGACGAAACCATAAGTGACAATCCCAATGGTGGATCGGGTAAGGGGTTACTTTGGAACGCTCTTTCAAAAATGAAAAAAGTCTCCATGATAGATGGAAAAACTTTTGAGTTTAACAAATCATTTCCATACCAGACAGTATCTACAGATAGCCAAGTTTTAGTTTTTGATGACGTAAAGAAAAACTTTAGTTTTGAATCTTTGTTTTCTGTAATTACAGAAGGTATCACGCTGGAGTACAAAGGCCAAGATGCCATTAAAATACCAGTAGAAAAAAGCCCTAAAATCTTGATCACAACTAACTACACTATCGGCGGTGTTGGTGGTTCATTTGATAGACGAAAATTTGAAGTTGAAATGAGCGATTACTTCAACTCAAAGTATACGCCAGAAGATGAGTTTGGCCACATGCTATTTGATGACTGGAGCGCAGATGACTGGGTTAAATTTGATAACTATATGATTAACTGTCTACAGGGTTATTTAAGTACTGGATTGGTTGCGCATGACTTCAACAATCTGGAGACAAGAAAATTCATAAAGACAACTAACATGGAATTTTACGAGTGGTCCAAAGATGGTGACAACTTAGAAAAAAATACCAGACTTTACAAAGGTGATCTTTATAACAATTTTATTATAGACTATCCGGATTACGGTAATGGAAAATACAAATTAAGCCAAAAGAAGTTTAGAAACTACTTAGAGGAGTTTTCAAAGTTTTATGACTACAAGTATACAGAAGATAAAGATCATAACGGTAGATGGTGCCAGTTTGATTGTGAGGCCACAAACAGCCAAGACAAAGAAGATAGTTTAAACTTTTAAAATTAACCGATGGAATTAAGGCAATATCAAAAGGATATATCAAAACAGGCAAGCGAGATATTGAAAGGTAAAAAGATTGTATACCTTTCAATGGAGGTGAGGACCGGCAAAACTTTAACAGCATTAAATGCAGCAGAGCTTTATGGCGCTAAAAATGTTTTGTTTTTGACTAAAAAAAGAGCTATAAAATCTATTGAGGATGACTATAAAAACTTTGGTTTTAGTTTTGATTTAAAAGCTATAAATAATGAATCTGCGCACAAATTTATCGGTGAATATGACTTAATTATTTCAGACGAACATCACAGGAACGGCGCATTTCCAAAGGCTAACAAAATGACTAAGTTTATAAAAGACAACTACAGCCATTTACCAATGATCTTTTTAAGTGGTACGCCACATCCAGAGAGCTACAGCCAAGTATTTCACCAGTTTTGGTGTAGTAAGTTTTCACCATTTAAAGAAAAAACCTTCTACAAATGGGCCAAAGAATATGTTGAGGTTAAGGATCGGCATTTGGGTTACGCTGTAGTAAAAGATTATACAGGCGCTAAAATGGAT